CGGTCCTGTAGATTTGACTATAGAAGGTAATAGCATAGTTATCTATCTTAGTGATGGAGTATTATCCAGTCCAGATTTCCCTTCCCCGGGATCAGGTTATGATGATAGTTGGAACGGACTACGCAACCATATACGAAGCTGGGGACATAGATTTGGATTAGGGTTATCCATCAAAAACCAAGATCATTTACAACCTGACATGGCAAAGAGACATCATATGAAAACAAATAAAATAGCAGAAGGTTACTATCCAATGGGAAAGCAAGCTAGTTATAATGACTCAGTTCCCAATGTAAAGATCGTAATACAGCATACCCGAAAGATTGAAGAGGGTGAGCAAAGATTCCGCAATGTAGAAAAGATTTTTATCGAAAACACAGTAGGAGAGCGTATCTTAGCTCCTACATTACGTCCAGGTGTAGCCAGAATATATGCCCGTCATATAGCTGAAGGTGGTTTACCACATGATGATCGTTGGAAACATTTATCTTCCTTAGTAGAAGAATACACCAAGATGGCAGGATTTGTTCGTGCTACTCGCGCTGGCCAATTCAATGAATCTGCACAAAAATTAGTGAATGAAGGTATCAATCATTATCTATCATTACGTGAAAGTTTAGGTAAGATGACCGGTCATCGTGGATACAATGCATATTTTGAAGCATGGTCTCCTGCATTGATGGAAGAGCAAATAGAAGAAGCAAATCTAAACGAATTGTTTGTTCAAGAAACTCTTGATCCACGTATTGAAAACGTGTTACCAATCTTGTCTAAGTTGCACAAGAAGGTTAATGAGATGAGTGAAGTAACTGAACTAGCGGAATGGGCAGATAGATTGATAGGTGAAGATGAAAGTCTTACATCTAATAGTCCAGTAGCTATTCCCGAGCAAGATATGGCGGGAGGCACTGAACAGTTAAGCCTGGACCAACTAGCAACTATCAGTGACGAAGCATTAGATAATGCATACCACTATGGTCGTAGTAGTCCAGGTAATACATTTGGTTGGCAAGCTAACCTAAAATCTGCCGCGTTTGCTAAACAAATGATTGACAAGGGTGTTACTGATATTGAAGCAATCGGCGATGCCATACACAAAGGTTGGAATGTCACTGCCAAAGCATTTGTAAATAATCCAGAACAATTTGACGATACAGAAAAATTAAAGGCAGCTGGTAAACTAGAAGCAAAACTCCAACAACGAGAGAAGTTGATGAATATTGGATATACTCAATTGCCAGATGACGAGCAAGAAAAAGATCGTGTAGTTGCCCGAGCATTACTACAGGCAATCAAAGGTAATCAAGGCGTGTCGGAAGGTGGCAAAACATCAAAACAATATTGGAATCGAGACTCCCAGTCAATTGGATCAACACCAGATGATGGTCTTACATATGCTGATCCAGATGAGGATGGTGTCCATTATCCCGATTATGGGAATACAAATAAACCCCCTAGAAAATTTAGAGTAAAAGATAATGACGGAGATACAACTACCGATAGTAGGTATAGAAAAGGTAAGTTACAGCATCGTATTAGTATAGACAACGAATCGGTCAATCAAGGTGTGGCGGAAGGCAAGTCTGATTACAAAATTAAAAGTATTGGTACAGATTCTAAAGGCGATTACTATATTAGCCCAAGCACAGGAAAGAAAGTATATAAGTCCGGTGTAAAGAAAGGTGATCATGAAAATCCCAAGACCGGTGAACACAAAGGTGTAAACGAAGAACGTACCGAAACCAAAGACAAAGAAGGTAATGTTATCGGTTGGCAAGATGGTACTGATTGGAAGAAAAGCAAAGGAAAAGATCCAAGAGGTAAGGTCACTAATCTAAGTGATAAGGCCCGCCGAGAAACTGAAAAAGCAGAGAAAGAAAAAGTTAAAGAAGGCAACGATGATTTAGCCCGTATTTTAACTATAATGAATCATAGGCGCTAATGGGTAAATGAAACTTCAAAAACCTCACTTAAAAGGTGAGGTTTCCCACATATGGGATAAATATATATTGACATGATGAGAAAGTACTGCTATACTATCTCATAATGTTAGTTGCTTCATAGGGAAGCGGCGAATATTAAAACGAGACCATCTCAATTTTATAAGGAAATACTATAATGGCATCATTAGCAGAAATTCGCGCACGTATCTCTGCGCAAGAAAACAAATCAACAAAGGGTAATTTTACCCAATCAGATAACGCAATATACGCTCATTGGAACATGCCTGAAGGCACTTCAGCTTCAGTTCGTTTTCTTCCAGACGGTAATGCGAATAACACATTCTTCTGGGTAGAACGTCAACTCATCAAACTTCCATTCAACGGAGTTAAGGGTGATAGCAATGTCAAACAAGTTGTAGTCCAAGTACCTTGTGTAGAAATGTATAACGACGGTGCTACTTGCCCTATCTTAGCAGAAGTTCGTCCTTGGTATAAGGACGAGTCATTGAAAGAAATGGCAAACAAGTATTGGAAGAAGCGTAGTTACTTTTTTCAAGGATTCGTTCGTACTAATCCAATTGGTGATGATAAGGTTCCCGCTAACCCTATCCGCAGATTTGTTATCTCTTCTCAAATCTTCACTATCATCAAGTCCAGCTTGATGGACCCTGAGATTCAAGAATTGCCTACTGATTATGTACGCGGTCTTGACTTCACTATTCGTAAGACTACTAAGGGTAACTATGCTGATTACTCTACAAGTAATTGGTCACGTAGGGAAACACCTCTTACTGAAGCTGAACAAGCAGCAATCAATTCACATGGTTTATTTAACCTAACTGATTTCTTGCCAAAGAGACCCAGTGAAGCTGAATTGAAAATCATCAAAGAGATGTTTGATGCTAGTGTAGATGGACAACCGTATGACAATGCACGATGGGGCAATTACTATCGTCCGTTTGGTATTGATGCTCCTTCAAATTCAAACGCTGGCGCGGCTGAACAAAATGCTATGACTGGAAATCAAGCCTCCGCAAAGGCACTTTCTGTAGAGAGTGCTAGTCAATCAGATGAACCAAGTACTGCTTCACAACCAGTTAGTGTTCCAGCATCACCTTCAAGCGATAAAGCACAGGATATTTTAGCACTTATCCGTGCTAGGCAAAAAATAGCTTGATAGTCAAGGGGGGCATAATGCCCCCCTTTTTAAGGAGAACACTAATGTCAACAAGTGATGAACGTTACAGTGCCATCAAGCAAGGTAAGAAACTATTGGAAGAACTATGTGATCCAGGTAGGACACCTAGAGTACCAAGTTTAGTTAGAGACCGAGCAAGGGCAGCATTACGACATTTTCCAAAAGATTGGGAAATTGATTCGTTAGCAGAAAAATGTCCAGATATCATTGACAAAGTTTCACATAATGATAAAATGATGAATGGCACAATAAACAGATAGGAAGAATACAATGAGTCGTCCGTTTGATGTATCAAAATTTCGCCGCGAAATTACAAAAAGTATTGAAGGTCTATCAGTAGGGTTTAATGATCCTACTGATTGGGTCTCGACAGGAAATTATGCCTTAAACTATTTGATTTCGGGCGATTTCAATAAAGGTGTACCTCTTGGTAAAGTTACTGTTTTTGCCGGAGAATCAGGTTCAGGCAAAAGTTTCATTTGCTCAGGTAACCTCGTTAGACATGCACAACAACAAGGAATCTTTGTAGTCTTAGTTGATAGCGAAAATGCTCTTGATGAAAGTTGGTTACATGCTCTTGGTGTAGATACCAGCGAAGAAAAGTTGCTGAAATTGAATATGTCTATGATTGATGATGTGGCTAAAACTATAAGCAAGTTCATGATCGATTATAAACAATTGCCAATTGAAGACAAACCCAAGGTGTTATTTGTTATTGACAGTCTTGGAATGTTACTTACACCAACTGATGTAAATCAGTTTGAAGCAGGCGACATGAAAGGTGATATGGGTCGTAAACCCAAAGCACTTACTTCATTAGTTCGTAATAGTGTTAATATGTTTGGCAATCATAACGTTGGTCTTGTTGCAACTAATCACACTTATGCATCACAAGATATGTTTGATCCTGATGATAAAATCAGCGGTGGTCAAGGATTCGTATATGCATCAAGTATTGTAGTTGCAATGCGCAAACTCAAACTCAAAGAGGATGAGGATGGTAACAAGATTAGTGAGGTGCGTGGTATTCGTGCTGCATGTAAAGTTATGAAAACACGCTATGCTAAACCCTTTGAAGGGGTGCAAGTTAAGATTCCTTACGAGACTGGTATGAATCCTTATTCAGGCTTGTTGGATATGTTTGAAAAAACTGTACTTACTAAGGAAGGTAATCGTCTAAGTTATATTACTGATGATGGCGAAGTCCTTAAGTTTTTCCGAAAGGGTTGGGAAAGTAATGAAGGAGGCTGTTTGGATAAAGTAATGTCTGAGTATAAGAAGAAACTTGAAACAAAGCTAAGTACTGTAATACCTGAGGAGATTACAGAATGAACTTAGATTTTGTCGCAGAGGTATGGGATGCATTACGTTCTCATATCGAACCAAGTGATAGAAGTGATGCAGCAGATACCCTAACTAATCTGCTTATTGATCATAACTATGAAGCCGAAGATATCAAAGAAGCCTTTCGTGGTGACAAAGATTTGCTTAAAGCATTGAGTGGTTACATGAAAGAACATGAGATTGAGGAAGATGAAGATGAAGATGAATATGAAGAAGATTAGCATTACATGAATTGGTACACAAAAGTATCTACCAATGTATCTGCTATCCCTGATTTCATAACATATCTTGAATTGGAATTGCAAGAAGCAAAAAAAGAGGTAAAGATATACGGCAATGTTGAGAAGAACATTGCTGCTTTACCTGGGGTAACTGAACATAGATTTAATCAATTGCAAGAAGTTGAAGCGATTCTAAATTATCTTAATATTCAGTTACGTCAGATTCGCCGAAAGCATTTTCAAAAGTATTTAGAAGCGTATAATAGAGCATTGACAAGCCGAGATGCTGAGAAATATGTAGACGGCGAAGAAGAAGTGATCAACTATGAAGTTCTTATTAACGAAGTAGCTTTAATGCGGAATCGGTGGCTTGGCATAATGAAAGGTCTTGAAAGCAAGAACTTTATGTTAGGTCACATTGTTCGCTTAAGGGCAGCTGGAATGGAAGATATTACAATTGGCTAATAATTTATATCAAAAATCAGTTCGCTCCAATCAATCCCCTCCTTGGGTCATTACAACTGGCTCAGGTAGTTCAGGTATAACCTTAGCCAGTACGCTAAGTGTTACTGGTACTACTTTAGGTCTGTATGATACAGATAACATAAAAACATATGAAGTCTATGAATCTAAGGAGGATTTATTGGCTCTAAGTGTGGCTTGGCATAGATTGCGAAACACACCGTTTAGTCCTGAAGGTCTTGTACCAGAGATAGGTAAGTTGACTGACTCCTTATTGTTTGATCAAGTTATCGCAGATGATAGAACACGTGCTACTGAGATTAGAAATTATTATAGCAAAAAGATAATGATGATGCTATTAAAGCAACGACAGCTAAGTGTTTATCGGGAAGATTTGAGGACATTTATCAATACTAACGGTCAGATATTCAAGAAAGATATGATGCCGTTAGTCTATAAACTTCCTGAATTCTATGATTATGATAACTTAGTAGATGAACTATTTGCAGACCTCAACAAAAAGATTGTTGATTATGATTTACATGATAGGAGAAAAGGTTTAAGTGTTCTAAAAAAGATAACACTATCTAAACTTGCAATGACTTCATTATCTAATCGTGCTAATGGTAAAAAGTTTGAGTATTGGATGAAGGATGCAGATCAATATGCATATAGGATCACTGTTCCAAGTCATGAATCTTTGCTACAATTTTGGAATCATATATTCAACTCTAATTCTACCTTTACGATAGAAGGTTACTTTATGGTTGGCAAAAGAGATGATCTTCAATTTTACAATGTAACTAGTTGGAAAGTATTATAGCTTTATAGGTTGACATTAAATCAATTTGGGTCTATAATAGCATTATACGCTAACGAAACGGAGTCCTCGATGCAATATACATTGATTACTAAACAGGGCAAGATCATGCAGTTTTATATATTGTCACTGGCCGAGGAATACCAATCATTTATGGGTGGTGTTGTGATTTCTAATCAAAAATTGCAAGCAGAATCCTCTAAGGTTTCGGTTGACATTTAATCAGCTTGGGCGTATAATAGCTTTATACACTGACAGAACGGAGACAGAAAATGAAACCGCAAATAGCTGAAGTTAGACAATCATTTACCGGTAAGTGGCTTGTAGTAATCGACACTTATAACCGTACCGGTGATCGGTGCGCGTTTTCGACTGAATCCGCTGCGGTGTTTGCTTCATCTGATGAAGCATACGCCGGTGGTGCCCGTGCTGTTGCTGCGGTTGAGAAGACCGGTATGTTTCCTAATATGTGCGAATC